AGCTACGCTCCAGCTAATAATTTTGGCTCAATGTCAGAAGGCGAAGCTAGATTGCCAATGGATCAAGTTTCAATGGGCGGCATGTCCGAAGGCGAGATGAACTTGCCAATGCAAAATCAGATGCCCAGCCAAGACGGCGAAACATATGGCCCATCAAGCGGCGTGACCGTTGCCCCGTCCAACGTCATGAGCATGGATGATGCAATTGCCGCAGGTCTTGTTAACCCAACGCGCCCACAGGCACGTCCAGCTCCAATGCGCCCACAAGCGCGTCCAATGCGATAGGAGGCCATCATGGCTGAAGTTAACGTAGAAAACATGGAAGACAACGCCAAGATGTTTGAGCATAAAATGGGCTTTGCCCATGATGCTGACGGCTTGGATATGAGCGACGAACAGTTGGTCAACTTCCTCCTGATGTGCCAGCACGGCATGGGCGATGACGATGAAGAGTACGAAGAAGAGTACGATGACGAAGAAATGATGGAGATGCCAGATGGCAATGATGTCAAGGTCAAAGTCATGAAGCTCGACGGCGGCAACGTCCATGAGATGATGAATAAACTTCTGGGGGGCTGATATGCCTGTGATGAAGGTCAAGGGCGGCTATCGCTGGGGAAGCAAGGGCAAGGTCTACAAGACTAAAGCCGAAGCAACCAAGCAGGGCCGCGCGATCAGGGCCGCTGGGTATAAGGGCAAGAAGAAGGTGACAACGTAATGGCTAGAATCGGTGGTTTGTCTACAAAAAATGCGCCTAGACCTGTAAACGCTCCTGTCGGCAAGCAATCTATGAAACTAACAGCAGAGGATAAAAGCCTCCTGCTTGATTTCGTTCCTGTTGTTGGTGATATTAAGGGTGCTTACGAAACAGTCGATATGATTGCTAGTGAGCTTGAAAAAGACGATCCCAACTATGCCTTGATCGGCATTCTTGGCGGCGTTGGAGCTGCGGCCACAATCATTGGATTAGTCCCCGGTATCGGTGACGTTGCCCAAAAAGCAATTATGGCAGGGGCTAGAAGTGTTGCTAGTGGCGCTAATAAAATCGTTGATGCTATGCCAACGTATGACCCTAGTACGCTAGGTTCTATGGGTGGCAATATATTTGCTGAAAAAGTAGGATCAACTGATCTTTTAGGAAATCCAATTGGGAGTATAAGCCAATTATCTACAAATAGAGTTCCCGGCGCAGATCCAAGTTTTGGCCCAACTGGTCGAATATCAACCCGTGTTCCTACCGTGGGAACAGAAAAAACAGGCGGCGTGTTTCCTGCTGAAGAAGTATACAGCGGCGGTCTTGTGATTGATAAGGCAGCTATGGACGCTGGCGGCACAACAGAAAAGAATATGGACTTTCTAACTAACGCTAGAAAGAATCCTGATAAGAAAAACCCATATGTTGATAACGAAACATATTTCCCCGGTTTCGCTGGTATACAGGGTTTACCTCCAGAAGATGCTGCTGATTTTGTTAGCGCAATGCAAAAAGAAAATTTAAATTGGGTCATGGATAAACTACCACCCCAATTCCAAGACCGGGCAAAATTATGGTATGTTGGTGCAAATCGTTTTTCTGAAGAACTTGCAATCAAGTACGGTGTACCTAGATCGTCTATGTCTGGAGCAATTGCAGCTCTGTCCCCTCAAATGGACTGGTTTAAAAATGCCTCTTTGGCAGAGCGTGTTGCTGATGCGGTAATTAGTAAAAGAACTTTCCCTTGGTCATCTGAAATGACGGATGTGGCCGATAAGTATCCAGCCTTTAAAGATAAAGGCAATGCAAAGGTATGGGAAAGCATTAAAGGAAAAACATACGACGAACTCGAAGACACAATGCAAAAAGCAATGTGGGTTAGAGCATATGATGAAGCTCACAACCCTAAAACCTATCGCGCTTTGACTCCAGAAGGTGACCTTGCAGATATTGTTTTGACAGGGAAAGGCGTCCCTGCAAACATTGGTTGGGGTGGATTTGGTGAAATTGAAAAGGCTGTAAAAGCAATCGAAAGCAATGGAGATTTTAGATCCATTTCCGATGCAATGGGCGATAGACACAAAGTCAGAAACTTTTTCAACAATATAGAAGTTCCCTTTTCAGATATGGGCGATGTTACAATTGACACTCATGCTATTGCTGCTGGGTTGATGCGGCCATTAGCTGGGTCTGATCAATTGACAACGCAAGGACTGGGAATGGCTGGCGGGTCTTCTAAGGCTACGGGTGCAAAAGGCTTGTACGGCTTGACGGCAGACGATTACAGGGCCGTTGGTGCGGATCGTGGGCTTTTACCTAGAGAAACACAATCAATTGTCTGGGAAGGCATAAGAGGTCTTTTCAACAATAAAAGCCTAGACAATAAAACCAAGATAAACTCCATATGGACTGCTGTTGATCGTGGTGACTTAACCCAACAGCAGGCTCTTGATTTAATTGAAGAGGCGTCTGGCGGATTTAGCAGCACAAGCTGGATTAATGAGCCTAGACCTAAAAGATCTATAGCTGGCGGTGGCACAACAATGTTTGGTGTTCCTTTAGGAGGCATTGCCCTTGGTACGCTACCATCTGACGATCAGCAACTTCCAGAGGAGAATGGCATCTAATGGCTAAGAAACCAAAGAAAAAACCAGCGGGACTATACGCCAACATTGCAGCAAAGAAGAAACGCATCAAGGCTGGATCTGGCGAGACAATGCGTAAGGTTGGGGCCAAGGGCGCACCAGCCAAGGGCGCGTTTAAGGCTGCGGCTAAGACCGCGAAGAAGCCTAAGAAGGCGAGGAAAGCATAATGGGTATCATCAAGCAAGACCAGATTGATTCTTTGCATGTAGAAATGTTGAAAGAACAACTTGTAGCGCACAACGCCATGCAGGAATATCTTGAAGACGAAGCCATAGAGCAGCAAATTGAAGACGAAATCATAGAGGGAACAGCATAATGGCTAAAGGCGTTAAGCACTACTTTAAGAACGGCAAAGAGCATAAGGGCGCTACCCACAAGGACGCCAAGGGCAATGTTATGTCTGGCGCAAAGCACACTGCCTCCAGCAAGTTTCTAGTCCACAAGAAGGATTTGTCGGCTACAGCTAAGAAGATGGCCAGCTAGTAATGGCAACCTACAAAGGTAAGAGCGTCAAGCTGAACAACCCACGCCGCATATCCAAGGGCGAAACTTCTTACGGCAAGAAGAAGTCTGTGGTATATGTGACGGACGGTGATAAGATTAAGCGCGTTACCTTTGGCGATCCTAAAATGACCATCAAGAAAACGCAGAAGGGCCGCAGATCTAACTTCAGGGCGCGTCACAACTGTGATGAACCCGGTCCAAAAACAAAGGCCAGATACTGGTCATGTAAGGCGTGGTGATATGGCTGAAAGAGTATTTGCAGACGGTGCATTCAATGAAGATGGAAGCCCGAACATCCCATCGCAGGCATATGCTGATTATTTAACTAATTATTACGCTGAAAACCCTATGGTTCCTCGCGCAGACCCCGTTGGATATGTAGCACCGACAGCAACTCAAAAAGAAAAGCCTCTAAGCAACTACGGCTTTGATGTGGCAGGCGAATATTTAAGCAACGCTGGTCAGATGTTTAAAAATGCGGCTACGGGGCAAGGCGTGGCAACTATGATGCCAGAGATGGCTTTTTACCCCGGTGGGCCAAAGGGCGCTCAATATGTTTATGGTGGCATTGCTGACGCTGGCCTTGGGTTGTTCAGCACCATTGTTTCTGGATTGGGAGCTGGGGCTGGCTTTGTGGCAGAGCAAATGCCGTTTCAGACCGAGAACCAAGAAGACAGGCTTTCCAGAGATCTATTGGCTGGTGTTGAATTTGCAGAGGTATATGCAGCTCCATATCTAGGCATATTTAGCAGGCTAGGAAAGGCGTCCAAAGTTGCCACAGCGGCAAAAAGATTGCCTGAACCGCCAGCGGCAATTACCCCCGACATGCCAGCAGATACGCCACAATTTGGCGCTTTAGCAGCACAACAACAGCAACTGGACGCCGTTGACGATGACTTCATACCCATAGCCAACTTTGAAGAGATAGAAGCACCGCGTCTATCAATGGAAGAGCTGGGTGCGCGTCTTCGCGCCCAACAGCCAGACGAACTTACAGACGCGGAAATGGATGACGCTGTAGCTGATCTAATCTTGGATGAAGATTTGGCTCCAGATGATGTTGTGCAGCCAATAAACACTGATTGGTTTAACGGCGGGTTGGAAGAGTTAGTGGCTCGAAACCGTGCAGCGGCCTTTACGCGAGAAGATGACCAACTCTTAAATGATTTGGAGCTTACGGATGCTGACTTCAGCGAGATAGATGAAGCCAACGCTGCGTATGATCGCATGTTAAATGAGCGCATTGATATAGCACTCGACAGTCGCCCAGAGTATCAAGATCCGTCTGTTCGATTGGGTGTGCAAACTCTTAGGGAGTCAGGGCAGCCCCCAAGCGTGGTTGAAGAGTATTTAGCTGGCATAAGAAAAGAAAAAGGTCCAGTATACCAAATCTCAGATGCTCAATATGCTGATCAATTGCGTGATTTGTACGCAAGATACAATTTGCCGATACCCAAAACAGAAGCAGAAGAACGCGCAGCGGATCTTATAATCCAAGTTGCTACTGGAGAGCCTATAGATCAATCCATGCGCCGTAGGATTGATCTTGATTACTTAAAGGAACACGCCACTCCGACTGTCTTTAACCAAGCCAAGCCCACGATCCAAGAGGCGCTTGAAGCTGAGAGGCAGTACGGTGTCCTTAATGATGTGAGCGTGGGCCAAGAGACAGACATGGGTGCGCTGACAGGCGCTTTTGGTAACAATAGTTATATTCCTACCTTTAGCCCATCAATGAAGGCAGCGGAGAATCTTCCACAAGAAAAGGGTGCGTACAAATCTCTGAAGAAGTGGATGCTAAAGAACGGCGCTAAAGCTAAAGAGCTGGAATGGTCTGGAGCTGATGAGGCTTTTGAAGGTCGCACAGACGTTACTAAGACTGAACTGATACAATACCTAAATGAGAATAAAGACTTAGTGGAAGCAGAAAGAAAAATAGCGCAAGGCGTTTTGAGATCAGAGGGTGGCGACACCCGTATGGCTGTGGAAAACTACATAGATGACAATCTTGTAGACAGGTTTGATCTGTTACGAGAAAACTTTGAACAAGATTGGGAATATGGCACTGATTTTGAAAGCATATCTGACTATGTAGCTGCTGGAAATTATGAGGGTTTAGATCAAATCGCAGAGTTTATGGATGGCGTTGAAGATGGCGCAGCATTGGCTGAAAAATATCCTGATGGTTGGATTGGAGACTATAATCCAATGAACAAGCAATGGTCTATTTATTCTGATAAAGACGCAGCCATAGAGGCTGACGCTCCTGACTTTAATGATATGGCCCGTGAGTCATTACAGGAAGAGTTGGATGAAATGGAGCAATACGATCCAGAGCTTTATGGTAGAATGATCTTTGGTGATGCAGGAGCATCTGCTGATACAAGCGAACTAGAATACACAAAATACTTCCCATCAGGCGGTACGAATACAGCAGAAACCACATATCAGTTCAGAGATCCGACAGGCAGATTGCCTGATGATTACTTCAAAGAAACTCACTTTGAGGAAACTGGAAGAGATACAAACTTAGTTGCTCACGTCAGAACGGCTGAGTTTCCTGTCGATGGTGGCGGGACAGCGTATCACGTTGGAGAAATCCAATCTGATGCCGCTCAAGCCCTTAGAGATAAAGACAAGCAAACTGGGGAAGTAACAAAATATACTCCAAGAACTCGTGAACAAGAAATCCAAATGGGTGAATACCGTTATTTATCTGAGCAACTTAGTGACGAAATAAAGGGTGCTGAAGATGATCTGAATAGGATTGTATTTGGTGATGATGTCGGGTTGGGTACTGTATTCCGCAGAGAGCAATATCCAGAGAAACTTGCAATTTACAAAAAAATTATAGCTGACTTTAAAAACAAACAAAGTGGCGTTGACATTAATAATGTTAGAGATGGTCAGGTTTGGCGACCAGACCAACTACTAGATAATCGCACGTTCTTTGGCCACGTCAGGGGAAATATGAGCAACTATCGTTCAGAATTAGATGATTTCGCTCAATACATATTCACAACTGACAATATCCCCTCTGATTATGTTGATTGGGCTAATTCATATGCTCAAAACGTCCCTAAAATAGATTCATTATCGTCAGGTCTCAAAAGGTTCGACAATCAAAACTTTTCAAAAACCAAGACTGGCGCACCTTTCATTGAAAGCACAGATACATGGGTTAACATGACCTTAAAGCGTCAATTGATGGATGCTATTGAAAGCGGGGCCGATTACATCACTTTGCCAAACCCAGAGATGGTCAAGAAATATACCTATGGCGATCTTGAGGGTCACAGGGCTTTCTACGGTGAAATCGCTCCAAGCAACCTACTTGATATAGCAAAATCTTATGATCCAGACGCACAGCTAGTAGGAAAAGTGATAGAGACATCATCAGCATTAGAGGCCGTTACGGCTCTGCCTTTAACTAAAAGGCTTGTTGATGCTATAATGAAAAAAGGCATTCCAACATACGCCGTGCCATTGGCAGTTGGCGCTGGGACAGGTTATGGTGCGTTAGATCAAGTAGGAGGCCAAGATGGCTAGAGCGGCAGTTAAGCGCGTAGCGCAGGCAGAAATCAGGGCAGCGAAGAGCTTCCTAGAGCGGCGTGGCTTGGATAGCGATGACGTATCGCCACGCAAGTTTGCTATGGCGGCTAAAGAGCTGGACAAGGGCTTTGCCGATACGCTCAAGATCTTAGCCCGTGAATTATCAGCGGGGAATGTATAAATGAACCGCGCAAGTTTTGGAAAATTAATGTCGGAAGGAAAGAACGTATCAATGTCAGGAGCAAAAAAAATGAAAAAGAAAGTTGTTAAGAAGAAGAAAAAAGCTGTAAAGAAGAGCTACACTAAGAAAGGATACTAAATGTCAGAGGAAAAAAAAGATGTGACTATTCACGTCACTGGCGTATCCATGCGTGGAGGCGTCAAAGATGACAATAAGCGACCTGCTTCAGCAGATCAGGAAAAATCTGGACAAACAAAGGCTGGAGATAGCTGAGAGTATGGCCGATGGTCGGATGTCCGACTTTAGCTCATACCAAAAAAACGTAGGGATCGCAGAGGGCTTAATGCAAGCATCTGAGATTATCCGCGAGACGATTAAAAACATAAACGAAGAGGATGAATGACATGTCTCATCAACATGATAAAACTTTTACCGACGAAGATACTGAAGCCACGATAACTTCGGATCAACTGCCAATACCTTTAAATTGGAAGGTTTTAGTCCAGCCTAATCAGGTTAAGAGAAAAACCGCGAGTGGGATACACCTCCCAACAATATCACAAGATAATGAAGAATACCTGACAGCTCATGGCGCGGTCTGCGCCTTGGGCGACTTGGCATATCGGGACAGGGACACTGGTGAACGCTGGCGTACCGAAGTTACTCCCAAGGTCGGAGATCGCATAACCTATGGAAAATATGCTGGTCAGAAACTTGTTATCAAGGGCGTTAAATTCCTTCTGCTGAACGATGATGAAATCACATCGATCTTGCCAGATGGCGTTGATGTCGCCGCATATATAGGATGATACAATGGCAGAAAATGACATCATGAATGAAATCGAGGCCGAAATTAAAAAGGCCAAGGGTGAGGTTGATGACTTCGAGATTGAAGTAATTGACGATCCCGTACAGGAGGCCCGTGAGGAGGCTGTGGACGTTGCTGAAGAGCAAGAGGAGCCAGACTATGGCCCCAAGGTTCAGAAGCGCATCCAGAAGCTCGTAAGCCAGCGCCGTGAGGCTGAGATCCAAGCCAGAGAGATACAGGAGCAAAACGCACAGCTCCAGAAACGTCTGGAACGCTTGGAGCAAGGATCACAGAAATCTTCTGAGGATATGTTTAATCAGCGTTACGCTCAAACAAAGCAGGCTTTACACAAGGCTGTGGAGGAGGGCGACACCGAAGCGCAGGTTAACTTCCAAGAGCAAATGGCCGACATGCGAGCGGCTATGCGTATTGCAGAAATGCAGAAGCAACAAAGCCAGCAACGCGCTGCCGCATCCCCTACAGTGGGCCGCGCACAGCAAGCTGCACAAAACCCAGCTCCCCCCAAGGCTATGAATTGGTGGCAGCAAAATAACTGGTTTAATGCCGCTGGCTTTGAACGAGAGACGGCTGCGGCCCGTGCTATTGATGTCCAACTTGACCTCGAAGGTTTCGACAAAAATTCGGACGAATATTACGACCACCTAAACAACCGTTTACAAAAAGTATTTCCTGAGTTATCTTCTGGATCAAGTCCAAGTAAACCTAGAACAAAAAGTAGACCACCAGTCGCCCCCACTACAGGCGGTTCTAGCTACAAGGGCAATAGAGTGAGGATGTCGCAAGATCATCTCAGAATGGCACGGGAACTTGGAATTAATGACGCAAATGGCCTTAAAAAGTATGAAGCCGAAATTCGTCGTCAACAGAGGGAACAATAATCATGACTGAGAAAAGAAATGTTCGTGCGGACGAAGCTCGTAATTCTGTGCGCGATGAGGACTCACGTCCTATGACTGCATGGAAACCCCCAGCACTTTTGGATGCACCCGAAGCACGTCCCGGTTATGTCCAACGGTGGGTAGCGACCTCGATTCAAGGGAAAGATACGCCAGATAACGTGTACAAACGTATGCGTGAAGGGTGGGAACCGCGTAAAGCTGAAACTGTGATGAGTAAGTTGTTTCCGACTATCAATCACGGGCAGTGGCAAGGCTGTACAGGCATCGAAGGAATGTTGCTCTGTGAAATGCCAGAAGAACGGCATTTGGCAATGAAGGAATACTATTCTAACAAGAATGGTGAGCAAAACGAATCCGTTGCAGGTGACCTTGATGCGTTAGGACGGCGTCATGGACAACCGATCCATCAGGATCGTAGGTCCGAAACAAGTCGCGGCAGATCTTTATCTGCCATGAGCGATTAACCTTAACGCTATAGGAGCGAAAAAATGGCAAATGTTGATGCTGCCTTTGGGTTTGTCCCAATTCGTCACATGAGCGGTAATGCACCACGCACAAATCAGTATACCATCACAAGTGGTCTTGCAGAAAACATCTTCAAAGGTGATCTCTGCATTCTTACTGCTGATGGTGTTGTGACACCGCATACTGCTACTGAAGTAAATAACATTGGTGTGTTTGATGGTTGTTCATATACAGCCGCAGACGGATCATACGTCTACAGTGAATACTGGCCGTCAGGCACAGTAGCTACGGACATCATTGCTCATGTATATGATGGCCCAATGACTGTGTTTAAAGCCCAGTCTGCTGGTACGACTGCACAAACAAACATTGGCAATTGTTGCGATGTTGTTGCAGGCGCAGGTTCGACCCTTACAGGTCAATCTGGTTTTGAACTGAGCGGCACAATGGCTGCGGGAGCTGCTTCCTGCAAGATCCTTGCGCTTTACCATGCACCAGACAATGCGTTTGGTGCGAATGCTATCATGGAAGTTCTCATCAATGAGCATCTTCTTAAAGATAGCGCCGGGATCTAAGGAAGGATTTAAATCATGGCTATGAATAGAGCAAGTTTTGCTAAAATGCTTGAGCCGGGTCTAAACACCTTGTTTGGCCTAGAATACGACCAGTACCCTGCTGAATATGCGGCGGTCTTCGCATCGAATACTTCTCAGAAGGCATTCGAGGAGGACGTACTTTTATCCGGTTTTGGCTCTGCTCCAACTAAATCTGAAGGTTCAGCCATCTCTTATGATGACGCTGGCCAGCAGTGGACTGCGCGTTACCAGCACGAAACAGTTGCTTTGGCATTCTCAATCACTGAGGAAGCTGAAGAAGACGGCCAGTATGGCTCAATTGCTTCTCGCTACACCAAGGCTCTTGCCCGTTCTATGGCTTCCACTAAGGAAATCAAAGCGGCTAACGTCTTGAACAACGCGACAACTGCAAACGGTGGAGATGGCACTACTCTTTTGAGCCAAACTCACCCAACGCAGAACGGCAACCAGTCTAACACGTTAGCCACAGCGGCTGACTTGTCAGAAGTTTCACTTGAAGCCATTCTTATCCAAATCGCGGATATGAAGGATGATCGTGGTCTTCGGATTGCTGCCCAAGGTATGCAGTTGGTTATCCCAACGGCCTACACGTTTGTTGCAGAGCGCCTGCTGGAATCCCAGCTTCGCGTTGGCACTGCGGACAACGACATCAATGCTATCCGTTCTGGCGGTTACCTGCCAAAAGGTTATCATGTGATGCGCCGTCTGACAGACGCAGACGGGTTCTTCGTCACAACTGACGTTCCTGATGGACTGAAAATGTTCCAACGCTCGCCTATGAAAAAAGGCATGGAAGGTGATTTCGAGACTGGCAACGTGCGCTATAAAGTGCGTGAGCGTTACAGCTTCGGCTACACCGACTGGCGTGGTGTGTTTGGCTCCGAAGGAGCATAACATTTCTCCAGAATGTTATGATTAAGGGGCGGTCTTCGGATCGCCTCTTTCTTTTTAAAACGATGTGATGTATTGTCTCAATATCCCTGACAGCCGCATGGTGCGTCTGACATTTGCCACGACAGGAGAATCACATGGCTAACACAACATTCACAGGACCAGTGCGCTCAGAAGGCGGCTTCCAAGTTGTCTCTAAAAATTCAACAACTGGTGCTTATACAGACATTGCAACTATTGCGTCCACAGGTATTGTCACCGACAAATATGTAAAGCACGTTGGCTTCGCCACAGGCGTTACAGTAAACACCACAGCAGGCGACAGCCCGACTATTGGTGAGTTTACTCAGCCAGCAAACACAATCATCACAAACATTAAGATATTTTGTGACACGGCTCCCGTTATTGGAACTGGTGATATTGGCTATGAAGTTGGAACATCCTCTTCGGGCGCACAAATTGTTGCAGCTATCGCAGATGAGATCCTAGATGGCGGTACAACAGTTGTCGTTGGAAACGTAACAACTACTACCTTGGTTGCTACTACTCAAAACGCCGCCACGGCCCCTATCTCTGCTCAGTATGCTTCAGCAGAGCGTACAATTTACTGTAATGTTACTAACACAGTGGATGCTACGACAGCGGGTTCGTTTACGTTCATCGTTGAGTACGTTCAAATTGCCTAATAATCATTTTGGTTGGGAGCTTCGGCTCCCACCTATAACCATAGGAGATTAATATGGCCGACATTACAACATCGACTACGATCATCGACAACACACATGAGTGCGTATTTGCATTCCAATATCAATATGTCGATGGTGGGAACGAAAGTGCAGTGGCTAAAATAGATGTGTCTGCCCTCGCGGCAAATGCAAATGGCGCAACCTGCACGGGTGTACGCATTGTGGAATGCCAGTGGATTTTGCATGGAATGACAGTTGAGGTACTGGCAGACGCAGATACTGATATTATTATTTTGCATTTGGCAGAAGATCAGCAGGGATACCAAACTTTTGAGAAATTTGGTGGGCTACCCAATAGCGCGGAATACGGTGCTAACGGCACAGGCGACATCAAGTTTACAACAACTGGGGCTGGAGCGGTTGGCGATGCATATCAAGTGATTATTCGCGCCGTTAAAAAATATTGATAGAGGTACGACATGGCAACTTCGGGAACCGTAGCGTTTAGACCTGACATACAGGAAATAATCACTGAGGCGTTTGAGCGTTGCGGTCTTGACCCACAAGTCCAGACTGGTGATAGGGCTGTGTCCGCAAGGCGCAGCCTAAACCTCCTCTTCTCTGAGTGGGCAAATCGCGGCATTAATTACTGGGCGTTAAGTCAAAACACGCTGACACTGATAAACGGTCAGTCAACGTATACGCTGCCAGCAGGCACTATCGACATCATGGATGCCGTTGTGCGTGATAGCTCTGGCACAGATACGTCTGATCAGATCATCAACCGCGTGTCGATCTCTGACTATAATCAGCTCCCAAACAAAACGTCCCCCGGCAAGCCTAGCCAGTACATGCTAGACAAGCTGTATACGCCTGTGGCCTACTTCTGGCAGGTTCCTAATCGCACAACGTATAGCATGGTGTATTGGGCTATAAATCAGCTTGAAGACGTTACGGCGTCTAATCAGGACGCCGACATCCCGTACCGCTGGAATGAGTGCATATGCGCTGGCTTGGCTAGTAAGATGTCTCTGAAGTTTGCAAACGAGAAGTTTCAGATCCTAAATGAAATGTATGAACGTGCATTCACCTTCGCATCGGCTTCAGACAATGACGGTGTAAGTTTAAGGATTCAGCCAACTGCGCTGAACTTATCATAATGACGAAATACGCAAGAGGAAAAAAATCCCAAGCGATAAGCGACATAGGCGGTCTTCAGGTTCCCTACACCCAGTTGAAGACCACTTGGGATGGCTTGCGTGTTTCTCCAGAAGACTTTGACCCAAAACAACCACAACTAACGCCTGCAAAAAATGTAGTTGATGCGACAGCACTGTTTAATCCACGGCCAGACACAGATCCTGAGAATGTTGTTGTTTATATCGGCTACACCCAAGACTGGACTATAGATCCACGATTGCGCCCCGGCGTGGGTGTTCACGGTCAGGGTGTAATTGGATTTGTTTCCAACGTAGACAGGGATTACATATTTGATGTCACTGGAGTGTCTGGCACGGGTGCTATAGGCACAGCGATTGTATCTGACAACGAAGATGTGGCTGTTACTGGTCTGGCAGGTACGGGCGCGACAGGTACGGAAGTTATTCAAAATGATGCAGTTCCAGTAGGTGTTTTTGGCACTGGTGCAATAGGCATCACATCAGAGATTACGAATGAGCCAAACGTAACAGGCGTGGCAGGGACAGGCGCTCTTGGCTCACAAACACTGCACATCACAACAGATGCTCCAGCAACATCAGTGATTGGTACGGGCGCTATAGGAACAGAAGTCGTTGAGACAGAAATACCAGAACTTGGTGTTGCTGCGACAGGTGGCGTTGGTACAATTGCATTTGAATCCTACGCTGCCGTAACCGCAGCGGTTGGTACGGGTGCAATAGGTGCTGAAGTTCCAGAAGTAGAACTAGGCGAGACAGGTGTTGCTGGCACGGGTGAAGTGGCAGGATTTGGCATCTCTGGTGATGGCAACATTCAATTGCTTGTAACAGGTATTTCGGGTATAGGAGCAACAGGCGCTATTGGCGAAGAGGTCTCTGCGTCTGAGGCTATTGAGACAGGAGTCGCTGGCACAGGAGCCATAGGTACAGCTAGTATCCTAACTGGTTCTGAAGGATTAGGTTGGGGCATTGGCGAATGGGGCGCTGGTGCTTGGCAGGCGGATACATTGCCACGCCCAGCTTCGGTAAGCGGTACTGGCGCGATTGGCACTGCGTCAGTTCAAATTGAAACGTCTTGGGGTATAGATGGATGGGGTGAAGGGTCTTGGCAGTGAGGATGAATAAGTGAATTACACACAGCTAGTTGCAAATATTCAGAACTTCTTAGAGGATGACAGCTCTGAGCTGCAAGCCTCTATTGATGAAATCATAGAACAAGCTGAGACAATGATCTTCCAACGGTTGCCTAATCTGCCGTGTTTTCGGCAGACAACCACAGGTAATATGGTTGCTGGTACGGCAGATTACACTGTTCCTTCCGCAAGAATGATCCGTCAGGTATCTGTCATATCATCAAATGTCGCGGCATATTTAGATCACAGAGTTGATTCATATTTGCGCGATTACTGGCCAAATGCGGCCACGCAAGGGACTCCGATTATATATAGTACGAAAAACGCTGGGATCTCTGGGACTGTTGTCACGTTTGCGCCAACGCCAGATTCGACGGATACATATCAAGTAGATTACATAGCTCCTGAGACGGGGTTAAGTTCAAGCAACACAAACAACTGGATTGGCGACAATGCCGAAAATGTGTTGCTTGCCGCGTGTCTCTATGAGGCGTCAGCCTTCCTCAAAGCTGGGGAAACATTGGCGCTTTATAAGACACAGTTTGACGAAGCAGTGCAACTTACAGTACAAGAAATGCAACGCGATTACGCAGCAGAATATAACGGAGGTCTATAATGGCTATTACTCAAGCAATGTGTACAAGTTTTAAGGAAGACTTGTTCCAAAAAGAACAGGATCTGGATACAGATTCCATTAAGATTGCGCTGTACACTTCTTCAGCGACACTAGATGCAACAACAACCGCATATACAGCCACAAACGAAATAAGTGGTACTGGATATTCGGCTGGCGGTGTAGTTCTTGCCAGTCCAGTGATTGGCACAACAGGAACGACTGCTTACGTTGACTTTGATAACCCAGAGTGGGCATCAGCAACATTCACAGCTCGTGGCGCGTTGATCTATAACGACACAACTGCTGGCGATAATTCGATTGCAGTCTTGGACTTCGGCGGTGACTTTACAGTTTCGTCAGGTACATTCCGTATCGTATTCCCAGCACCGGGCGCGGCTGCTATCATCCGTATTGATTGATAAAAGGATAAAGAAACATGGCTTCTACCTATGTAAATGACCTTCGCCTAAATGAGATGGCAACTGGCGATCAGTCAGGCTCATGGGGAACAGTCACGAATACTAACCTCGAATTGATCGGTGAGGCGTTTGGCTTTGGCACAGAAGCCATAACAACCAACGCCGACACGCACACAACCACAATCGCGGATGGCGCTTCTGACCCCGGCAGGGCAATGTTCCTGAAGTACACAGGTACTCTAGACAGTGCGTGTACGATCACTATCGGCCCAAACACGGTCAATAAAATGTGGTTTATTGAGAACGCCACTAGCGGATCTCAGAACATTATCATCTCTCAGGGATCTGGTGCTAACATCACAATCCCAGCAGGGCAAACCAAAGCGGTATATGGCGATGGGGCTGGCTCTGGCGCTGCCTTCGTAGATGCCTTTGCTTCGCTGAATGTTGTGGATATGTTGGTTGATGACGATCTGACGGTTACGGATGATTTAATTGTCGGCGGTGACATTGATCTTGAAGGCAGTATCGATGTTAACGGCACTGCAAACCTAGACGCTGTGGACATTGATGGCGCTGTGCAGATTGACGCTACGCTATCTGTTGGCGTTGATGACACGGGCTACGATGTTAAGCTCTTTGGCGATACTGCGTCAGCTTATATGCTTTGGGACGCTTCGGCAGATGATTTAATTCTTGGCGGTGCGGGGGGGCTAATTGTTCCAGAAGGCCAGATTACAATAGGCGCAACAGCAATGACAAGTTCGGCTGCTGACTTAAACCAGCTAGACGGAGTCGTTGCAAAAATAGCAGGTAAGGAAACCATCTGGATTCCAGCGTCTGCTATGTACCCATCTACTACAAACGGATGTGCTGGCCCTGAACAAGTAGAAACCACAGCACTTCGCCCTGACTTGAAGGTGTTGGATTTTGCAGCGGCCAGCGATGTTTTTGCTCAGTTTGCCGTCTCATTTCCAAAGAGCTGGAACCTTGGTACAATTACTTACCAGCCATTCTGGACTGTGACTGGAACTAACACAGGCACAGTCGTATGGCAGTTAGGTGGAATTGCTGTAAGCTCTGACGATACAATCAACACTGCATTTGGAACACTGGTTGCAACAACTGCACTGGCTCATAGCGGTACATCTAATGACCTCATGGTGTCTGCGGAGAGTGGAGCAGTTACAATTGCTGGAAGCCCTGCGGATAATGACCAATGCTTCTTCCAAATTAACAACGATGCAAGCGCCAGCGGTCAAACAGGAGTAGCTCGTTTGCTGGGCATTAAACTGTTCTTTACCACTGATGCGGCAAATGATGCGTAGGAGTGTAACATGAGTTTTGGATATCAAGTCTTAGGTTTTGGTTCTGGCGGCGGTCTTGGCGCTCTTACAGGAGCTACGGGTGGAACAGAAAGCACCTCTGGTTCTTATACTATTCACACGTTTACTAGCAGTGGTACATTTACTGTAACTGGAGGACAAGGTCTTGCTGATGTCATAACAATTGCTGGCGGTGGGACAGGATATGACAAAGGCGGTGGGGGCGCTGGCGGTTACCTGTACAGTACAGACGTTGTAATACAAAAGGGGCCGTACACCGTTACTGTTGGGGCTGGCGCTGCTTCTGGCGCTATAAATAACGGAGCTGATTCTGTTTTTGGTGAGTTAACGGCTATTGGCGGCGGCGGCGGGGGGACTACGTCAGGGAATTCCGGCGATGGTGGATCTGGCGGTGGACCGGGAGGGTCTGGAACGGCTGGGCAAGGCAACAATGGCGGGAATCGAGCCAGTGATGCGTATGGCTCTGGCGGCGGCGGCGGCGGCGGCAAAGGTGGAGTCGGTGGAAATGGTGGGCGAACGCCATCAAACTACACTTGGAAAGGTGGACCGGGCGGCGCTGGATCAAGCGAAGGATTTACAGGCACAACGCGAGCTTCTGGAGGTTCTGGGGGTGGGCAGCATTTAAGCCAGCCAGCCACACCCGGCGGCGGTGGCCGTGGCGGCGGTGGCGCAGGAGCTGTTTATAACGGGGACAATGTCGCATCAACTGGCGGACAAGCCAATACTGGCGGCGGCGGAGGCGGGGCATTTAATGCCCCCGGTAACGTCCAAACTGGTGGTTCTGGTATTGTTATAATTCGATATTTGACGCCAGTATAGGAAACTAATCATGTCACATTATGCAAAAATAGAAGATGGGATTGTGACCAACGTAATCGTTGCAGAGCAAGACTTTATCGACACTCAAGAAGTAACTTGGGTTCAAACATCGTACAATACAAAAGGCGGCGTCCACGTTTTGGGCGGCACTCCTTTGCGTAAAAACTACGCTGGGATTGGGTTTATTTACGATTCAACTTTAGATGTTTTTTATGAACCTCAAGTGTATCCAAGCTGGACGCTGGATAATAATACTTTTTTGTGGGTGGCCCCAGTAGATTACCCTGACGATGGTTATTCTTATGAGTGGAACGAAGACACAACAAGCTGGGATAAGGTTGAAGTTTAATGGACAAAAGAACAGTAAGCTCAGCTCATGCACGGATTGATGGATTGGAAAAGGAAGTCATCGCAATTAAAACTGAGGTTAAAATTCAATTCAAAGATTTGTACATTAGAATCAAGAGGTTGGAATCCATTATGATTGCTGCGGCTGCGTCCATTATTGGTCTTTTAGTCACGGTCCTAATGAGGATGTAATGGCTCGCCTAATCGCCATATTGGTTTTTATCTTGACGGGTGGCCTAGCCAATGCCCAAGTTTCGGACACGGTATATAGCGACAGTAATGTAACTTCGTCTGGGACAATGGACACCACGGTTCGCAGCCCTCCACCCTCTGCAATATCCCCACAAATCAGCACTGGGACGGGCGATCTTTGCACGATTGGCGTATCTGGTGCAGTACAAACCCAAATTCTTGGCATATCAGTGGGCAAGGTTTACACCGAAGAGAACTGCTTACGCTTAAAGAACGCTAAGACTATGTATGATATGGGCATGAAAGTGGCGGCTGTATCGGTAATGTGCCAAGATGCAAACGTAAAACTTGCCATGAAGAATGCCGGGACGCCCTGCCCAATTAGAGGTCTAATAGGCGATGCTGCTACGATGGCATGGGAGGCGGAGGACAGTATCGAACCCGCTC